CAACTTCTATGATATTGCAGAAGCAACAAAAAATAAAATTATATACCCATCTCAGGACCCGGCAATATTTGAAGTAAAGTTTCCTGCTCTAGATATTAAAGGAAGGGTGGTAACGTACTAGGAGATAAAGATGTATTACTCAATAACAGCACAGAAAGATTCAACAATATATGAGAGGTCAGAAAGCCTTAATAGTGGATTGGATGAAATATTAGAGTTAGAAAAGACAATATCTTCGTCAGGTACCTCAAACATATTTAATTCTAGGATACTAATAAAGTTTGACCTGTCATACATATCTAAGTCATTAGTTAATGGGTCAATAACAAATCCAACATATTCTTTACAATTATATACGTCAAACGCAAAGGCTTTAGCTGTAAAATATGGTATTGAGGCTTTTCCAGTATCTCAATCATGGGAAATGGGTAAGGGCAGAAAACAAACAAAAAAGATAACTGCAGGAGGAGCCCTATCATTTGAAAAAGAAGGAGTAAGCTGGAAATATAGAGACGGAGAAACACAATACGGAAATGTTTGGTCAACTTCATCATATAACCCTGGAACAACAGGTTCGTTTACAACTACTGGTGGTGGATGTACTTGGTTTACTGGGTCAAACTATAATTCTGTATATCAAACATTTGATTATGAAGATACCGACGTTTTAATGAACGTTACAAACGTGGTAAATGACTGGATAACTGGAACCAACCCAAATGAAGGCTTCATAGTATTGAGAAGTGGATCGACACAGACAGGAAACACCAACGAAGAGCAAAATTCTGTAGACTATGGTACATTACAATTCTTTTCTACAGACACTCATACCATTTACCAACCTAGATTAGTTGTCGAATGGGATGATACAACATTTGAAACAGGCAGCCTCTCTGCTTTAGATATAGGAAAACATAACTTATTATATATTAAAAATAACAGAAGAGAATATAAGAGACAAAGTAAAGAAAGATTTAGAATTGTTGGTAGAGAAAAATATCCTACAAAAACATATGATACTGTCTCAGCAGAATTGGCTGTAAAATATTTACCTAGTTCAAGTTATTATTCTATACAAGATGCTCTAACAGGAGAGACAATAGTACCATTTAATACTGCTAGTACAAAAATAAACTGTGATAATCAAGGAAACTATGTAGACTTATGGATGGATCAGTTTTATTCAGGAAGAAGGTATAAGTTTTTATTTAAGGTAATAAGCGGTTCAATGGATTCTCCATTTTTAGAAAGAGTTTATGATAAAGATTATTTGTTTAAGGTAGTGAGATAATATTATGGTAATGCGTAGAAAAAAATCTTTAGCTTCAAGGTTTACACCGGCAAGAAAGCCTAGAATAAAAACCCATAATATGGATCAGGTGTTAGGTAAAACGATGCCTGAGAGCCCTGTAAAAATACAAAAAACACAAGAAGATGGAAATGACGTAACGTTTACAGCAACAACAGATACAGTTACGGCTTATGATGGAGCGGTTGATTTACAAGATTTTGACTTTGTACAACTTCAGGGTTACGAAGTAAATGGAGCTGACCCAAGTACTGGTGGTCTATCTAAAACAGAAGATGGAACACAGGTACCAACCACGAAGGTAAATAGGACCAGGTTTGGTGTAATAATGTCTACACCCGAAAACAGTGCTAGATCTTCTGATAATGATTATGTCGTCCCTTTAGTAAAACACGTTTGGCAAGCAAATAGTTATATTGGTATTGTAGACACAAGTATCACTCAGCTTAAACGTGTTCCAAAAGAAATAACAAAACCAAAACAGGCACCCGTTATACAGCTTGTACAATGCTATCCTGGTTTCGGTACTTTAGACGGACAGTACAGTGATGGATATTCTATACAAGTACTTCCTGAACTTGGAGAGCCATCATTACAAATAGCCGCAAATAATACATTAGTACTTTTTGCAAAGGGATATAGTTATGTAAATGAAGTAGGTACTAGGGTAACTGATGGATTAACTTACACGTGGAAATTTAATGCTGACGGCATAGGTAATGCTAGAGACCAGGTTGTAGGAACTGGCCAAGTCCTTAGGATTACAAATATGCAGCTACAGCAAAGAGGTAGATACCACGTTGAAGTGTCTAATGAAAAAGGAACAACCAACTCTAAGTCATATTTTGTAAATGTTTTAGGAGGTTTACTGAACGAGTTAACTCCTCAAACTATTGGTGAAGAAGTAGTTTATATACCTACTGGAAATTATGTTAGAGACGAAGACCATGACGAAAGAGTTTCTAAATTTGATGACTACTTTGACTATATTGTAGGCGAAGGAAGATGGATACAATTAAGATGGGCTGAAGGAGAAAGAGGCGGTGGAGAATGGGTTGAAATACCTGGCGGAGCTCAGCAGTCGGTTAGATCCAGCGGAGACAATCCAAACCCTGTAACCAAAATTGATGGAGGAATATCAGATGCCGCTAAAATAACTAGAACAGTTGGAGGAGTATATAGAAAGGATGCAGATAGCCCAACAGTGTACTTTGATTCTCCAGGAGGAGTCACATATTCTTTTGCAACTGAACAAGAATACTTTGACCACAGGGCTGCAAGAGGTTTGCCAAGAGATTGGTCTAACTTACAAATAACTTAGGATAAGAACAAGTATGTCAACACAAAGATTACCAGTATATGACCCAAAAGACTTAGAACTATTAAGTTCAAAGACTATCTTTACAAATTTTGGGAAAGGCAAGCATACTGATTATGTAGAATTTCACGTAAAAAGCGGTGAAAATACTTTAGAGAGCGAGTACAATCTAAAAACATATTCTACAGATCAAAGCGAAACCAACCAAGAAGCTCCAGCAATAAAGCTTAATATTCATGGAGACATTAGGTCGTTGGGATACCAGTCTGGTACATTTACAATAAAATATAATTTTTTACGTGCTCTTGTAGGAGACCCAAATAACCTCTTATTTATCGATGAAATATCAAATGATAGAAAGGAAATTAGAATACGACCAGTAGGAGACGATACAGAGGTAGGTGATGATTTAATAGAGCTAGGTGAAAGAATAGAAGGTAGTGAGTTATCTGCTCACACAAACTGGCCAGACCTGGTCTTAAATTTTGGTGAAGATAATTTGGTATTGGCTGTTAATTGGGCAGTTGATTATGAATCATATCCAACATTTCCACACTCAGTGGTATTTAAGCTTTATGAACCTCTTCCAGATATTTTAGAAGAAGGAGATAAACTGTGGATAGTTCAAAGTGTTGCTGAACCGATAGTAGAAGATATAAAATTAACGGTTAATAAGGTTGGTTTTTCGTCTAACAAACTTGCTCCACCAGATTTTTCTATACCTGCGGAATACAATCCACCAACTCCAACAGGATATATGAGCCAACAAGATATACTAGCAACATCTGATAAAACAAATCAAAATAGGCTTTTTCAAAAATTATATAGTGGAAGTTTTGGTGATGTAAGGATAAATATAGACTTTAATATACCACAACAAATTGGTGATGATACATATGATGGGTTTAAGAATGTTGTACACTTTGGATCTGTTTTTGATAAACTTGAAATCTTTAAGTATAAAATAAGATTACTGGAAACATATGATAGTAATATAGCAGACGTATCAAGTAATTTAATTGGGCTAGCAGGAACAGGCGCGACTAGTTCATATCATTATTTACAAAATAAACTTAAATTTGAAAGTAAAAAGACCGAACTAATAGGTACGTTTGATGATTTTGAGGAGCACCTATACTATTCTTCTCAATCTTATGTTAGTAATTCTTATGGAGAGTTTATTCCTTTTTCTTGGCCAAAAACAACAACAGTAGAACCATATGTATTAGCATCGTCTGATTCGGAACTGTTTAAGTCTTGGTATGGTCAGGTAGATAATCCTACTGGAGACTACTACAATACCGGTGTACTTTATTCTGCATCAAGATATGACGAACACAATGACAATGCTCTGATAAAAACTATACCTGCACATATAAGATTTTCTGAGGATAATGATAAATATGTAAGGTTTGTTAAAATGGTAGCAGACCACTACGACCAACATTACTTATATACAAAGCACTTATTGGATATTCATTCTAGAGAGCACCCATTATATGAAGGGTTGCCGAAAAAGCTATTGGAACCAGTCCTTAAGTCTTTTGGTTGGCTGCCTTTTCAAGGGTTTGATTTTGATGACCTATGGGCATATAATTTTGGTACAGACGGAAGCGGAAGTTTTGGAGCATCTCATAATAATATGACTGCTAATTTTTCAGAGTCAATATCATATGCCGTTGAATCTCAAAAATCTCAATCTTTTTCTAGAGATAACATAAGTAAAGAATTATGGAAAAGAATATTAAATAATCTTCCATACATATTAAAAACAAAGGGAACAGAAGAAAGTATTAGGTCTATAATAAATATTTATGGATTACCTTCTACAATACTTAGAATACACGAGTATGGTGGACCACAAAAACTACCAGGTAGACACTCTAAAAATATATACGACAGATTTTCATATTCACAAAATTTTGATGAGGCATCTGTAATTACTGGTTCATGGTCGCCTGCTTCTACATCATTTGGTAGGGTTAGATACCCAGATACGGTACAATTTAGATTTAATATTCCTGATAAATTAGAAAATAAAAAAGATATGGTTTTATGGAATACATATAGTGGTAGTTTAGCTATATGGGCAGAACATACTAGTTCTTTAAAGCCAAATGAATCTCAAAGCGTTTACGGAAGGGTAAATTTTGCACTTAGGTCAGGTTCTCTTGGTCCAAATCATCAACATAGATATGTGACGGCATCAACTGCTTGGGCACCTATTTACGATAACGATTGGTGGAGTGTAATGTTAAATAGGAGAGACCCTTCTAGAGATGGTACTTCTTTGGCATTTACCTCTTCGGTTAGAATAGAGACCCATGAAGACCAAGACATGCT